GAATCGTATAGATATTGCCTTTCCCTTGAATCATGCTAGAAATCAAGCCGTCCTGGGTCATGGCACCGCTGTTTAAAATAGCGGTTCTTACCGGGTCTGGCGCCTCACTCCAGGAATCATAAAATAGTTCCTCGTCGAAAGGTAAGTTTAAAAAAGTTCCTGCCATAAATTAATTACCTCCATTTTGTTGAGCCCTAAGCGTTTCATAGGCTTCAGGCTGTTCATTTTTAAATTTCATTTTTTCATCGTAGGTCATTGCTACATAGTCGTCTCGGGTGACAGTTTTTTCTCTGGGTTCATGGCTGCGGGGAAAGTTTCCCGCGCCTCCGGTTCCGCCTGGGGCCTGTGTTTCAAATTGTGTGGGATACTCTTCTTTCACACGGGCTAATACGGCGTCTTGATCCTTAAGGCTGCCGTCTTCCGAAAACTCTACGGATTGGCCAAGCTTCCACATGACATAGTCGGTGTCCTTACAGCCGGCGCCAGTTAAGGCAGCTTTTAGGTTCCATTCCTGTTTGTCCTTTTTTCTTTCGCTCTTTTCTTGGTTCAGCTGTCTTTGAAGTTCTGCAACGTCTACGCCTTCAAACTCTGCGACAGATTCTTGCAATGTCCTGATGGTTTGGTTTGCGCGCGTCAGCTTTGCGGAAACATCAGAATACCGGCCCTCGTCGACATAGCCGCCCTCCCTTAAGTCTACAAACTTCGCGCTGTCCGCGGCGTTTGCGGCCTGTGTGAGTTCAGCTAGGGTCATAGTATCCTTATTTCCATATAGCTGCTTGATAAAATCGGTTAGCTTCATGAGAATCTCCTTCCTGCGTGATTAAACGACGTTTTACTTATAAATCCGCGGTCACGTCAGCCGCGCTTCGCAGGGGCCGGTATCTTTAAGCCCCTTCCGGCCCAGGGGAATTTTGGGTATAACAAAAGGCCCGCGCATTTCTGCACGAGCCTTGCGCTATTAAATTGAGTTTTAGTCGCTGTTATAATGACATCGCCCGTTATAGAACGCACCACAATTTTCACGGACGCATTCCATGTATTTAAAATATTCGTTGGTCCTTGTGGTGCCCGTAGGCAATTGATTTTCGTTTTCCTCGCTGTATTCCTGCGTCCATTGCTGTACGGTAATATGGACTTTAACGTTATATGGACATATCATGGTTGCCTCCTGATTTTAAGTATAAAAATACCACCCTGCCATTCGGAGAGTGGTATAAGCAATTATTTTTCTGTTTTATTTGGAACAAATTGTATTCCGTGATCTCCAATGTAAGGCTTTTTGTGGGATACTCTTTCCAGCCATATATCAGGCGGAATTCCTTTCGGGAAAGCAGAGCAAACAGGGGCTCCGCCGTCAAAGCCATTGTAATGCCTACATCTTATTGCGCACAGAGTGAATAATTTCATTTGGTATGGGTTGGCATCAATTATGACGGAACCGTCCTTTTCTTCTTCAAGCCAATTATAATTCCTATAATCTATTCCTTCCAAGGGATCAACTCCATTTCTAGGCCAAGCCTTCTCGTAATTCTCCGCATAATTATCCTTTGAATTAGGAAATCGGCTTCCTCTGGCGTTAAAAGCTCGTTGTCAATTCTACGCCGGCCCGATTTCATAAATTTGCTGGAAAGTCTTTTGAATTCATTATTTAAAACAGTTCTATCTGGTGTTGATTTCCACTGTTCAGGCTGCTTAATAGAGAATGTACCGTGTTTTGTCACCGCACGGATTTCAGCCAAATCATTTTTCCAGAGATTCACAATGTCGCCAGGCGAAAGCGGTCCATTACTGGGGCGATTATGAGAAAACACATTTTCTTTCAGGAAATGTGTTGCTTCTGGCGGTACTTTAATCCGACCCTGTTCCCCCGTACCTTTCCACAGTAGTTCTCCGTCGCTATTAAAAATGATCCCGGTTTCTTTTTTTGTGCTGATAAGGCTTTTTTCATCATGATAGATATCATAAAAAATTGTATCATTAATTTCAACGGGATTCAACCACTTGTCAAGTCCTGCGTTTGGTTTTCCTTTTGCCCAGGCCGCCAACTCGTCGGCGATCTCATCGCCGCTTTTTGAAATTACGGCGGTAACGGCGCACATGCCGTTTGGGTGGTCCAATGGTAATTGATCCTTCTCATAATACATTCCGTCCCTGGCGGCGCAGATGGGACACACTCTGCCGGAGTTTGAGGAATGCCACTGATATTTTTCCACAAAAGGGTTATCCCTTGTAGATCGCTGAAAAGACATTTGATAGGCGTGGGTGACAGAGGTTCGCGCCAGGCGTTGAGCGCTGTAGTCAACTTTCCGATTGGTGCCTGGATAGACAATTCCCCAATTCCAAGGCTTTTTTGCGGAAGGGTTCAGATAAAGTTCTAGATCTTTTGCCAGGTCATAAGCGGACTTTTGCGCAGCTATGCCTTTTACAATTACCGTCTGAATATCCCGGTTAAACTGTCTTTGATAATCCCACAGCCGCTCCGATAACCCAGCGAATTGATGATAAATCCCGCCGCTTAATAGCTCGTCTGCTACCGATTTTGGAATATTGGAGAATACGTCTGAAAAGCGATTGGAAAGGGCGGGCGTTAGGTTGGAGTAGAAGGCTCTCTCCGCCTCTGCAACAGCTTTCCCCACGGCAAGCACAGAAGAGGTCACCTCGTTTTTTATCGTGTTGTAGAGCCCTGTGCTGGCCTTGCTTACGGAAGCGGCATAATCTTTAAGCCAACGATGGGTCAAGGTTTTGCTGTCATGTTTTTTCAACTCCCCGTTTAGGTCGTGAGCGATTTCTTCATACAGCTTGCGGATTTCTTTTTGCTGATTGCGTGAAATCTGTATGCGCTTCTTCTGCGCCTCTCGTACCAAAGACGGGTAAATCCCAAGATGCCCGGACATCAGTCATTACCCGGTGGGAGTTCATTGATAAAATCGTCTTCCAGCAATTGCCGCTCCAAAGCGATTTGCTGAAGCTCCGCGTTTGCGTCGTCTTCCGCCAGCCCTTTGCGATCCGGGCCGCCCCACTTCATCAGATATGATTTAATGGAGCGCGCTTTGTTTCCAACCTCTGATAAGTCAAGGGTCCGTTCCTGATCTTCGTCCTCCGGGAGCGGATATTGGTTTTCAACAGAAATTTCAAAGGGAGATAAGGCAAAGTCTCCATAGACCTTTTTGAGGCCTGGGAAAACTTCCGCAGCGTGGAAAATGGTTTCAGCGAGCCAAATGAAAGCCGGCCTCCAGGCGTTCATCTTTTCCTCGCAGCGGCACACAAGCGGCCAATACAACGTTTTAAGGCCTTTTCCGCTGGTGATGATGCTCTTGGTGCTGTCAAGGTTTAAGTCTGGCACGCCGGCTAAATCATGCATGTCCTGTTTGATATTGGAGATCGTGTCGTCAAACGCCTGAGCATAAGCGAAATCGTTGGAGATGGTATCGACTTTTACGTTAGCCGCGTTGCTGTCTCCGGAAGCTTGCGCTGGGTCCGCCTTCAGATCCCATAGGGCGCCTGGGGCAAATTGAAAATCCTTCATGCATTCCGGTTCCACGCCAGTCATCCAAGTGATTTGGTTCATACCCTTCCGCAAACTGTCCAGATTCCCAGATTTCATTTTCCCATACCAAGCGTCGTCTTGCATAAGGTCTTCAATCTCGCTAACGCCGTCTGTATCCCCGGAAAGGCCGTCGTTAACAATGACGTAAGCCGGGATTCGGTCAAGGCCGGTATCAAAATTTTCTTTGGCGCCTTCCCACTCTACCGGCTGCCCATAGCCGTCGGTTATTTTTTCGTCCAGCAGACACTTATTGTTTTCCAATCGGTATTTTTGGACCCAAATTCTTTGCCGGGCTCTGTCCTTGTCGTCCTGCATGGTAAAGAAAAAAACAATTCTTTGGATTACATCGATATCGTCAATAGCCGTTTCGTACACAAAGCCATCTGCCGGGGCAAATACCACACCAATACGATCATCAGCTATATTAAGCTTGAGGGCCACCTTCGCGCCAATAAAGCAATCTCTGGCTCCTTTAATCAACTTATCGGGCCAACGGTTCCTAGTAAGTACAGTGTTTAGGAAACTCTGCATCGCCGTTTCATTTGGCTTGCCGTTTTCTGTTTTGGATTCCTCAGGGCAGCTTACACGAAACTCTGGTGTTTTCCCAAATAGGAACTGTGCCTCCCTTCGGATCAGCTTTTTGATTTGTTTGGACGGAAGAACCGCCGGGATATAATCTCCGGATTTATCAACTTCAAATCTGGTGCCGTGATCATAGATAGAGTAATATCTTTCGATCTGGCCCAACTTTTTAAGGGTGTCCGCTCCATACGGACCGATTAGTTCTTGATAAATAAAGTCTGGAATCATGCTGTCACCCCCCATATTTTAGATCGGAATAAATTGCGTAGCGAATGCTGTCCTGCACATCGTCGTTTTCCTTGACAGGCTCGTCCGCGCCCTTTTTCCAAACATAACCATAAATCTCCTCCGGAAAGCGTTTTACGTTTTCTCGGACGATAAAAAGCTTATTTTGTTTATACAAACTAGCCACCTCGGCAATACCAGCCAACACATCTTTTCTTGCGTTCAATGCTCTAAGTTTCGCAACGCGCAACTGCTGGATTAAGTCCGGCCTGGCAGAATCGCAATAGAAATTGATATTGCCAAGACGGGATTTCAGCTCTAAGCCAATCGTGATCCAGTCGTCAATATGACGGTGCTGTGCCGACCACTCTTGTGTGAGATAATACCGTCCGTCTGCGGTTTTTCCAATTAACACAAAGGAGCCGTAATGCTCCCAGCCGAAGTCCACGCCGACAAACCACTTACAGATTTCATCAATGGGCACCTGATTCATTGAGATGTAATGAATCTCTTTGTTAAAGTCAGGATAAACCATTCCATCGGCAGATACCCAAGCGCCGTTGATGTTTCGGTCATAAAACATACCAGACGGGGTGGTTGCTTTGATGTCATCGATATATCGTTGGCCCAAGAAGGAATTGTCGTCCAGCTTCCAAGGAAACTGAACAATGGTTTTGCCGTCTGCCTTGTCTATATAATCGCGCTTTAGCCAATGTTCCGGGTTGTCTGGGTTGGTATCCATAAGGATTCTTGCGCCCTCGCCTGAGCAGCGGGCTTTGATTTCGTCAAAGACTTCTTCATTGGCGACGCTTGCCTCGTTAAGATACGCACCATAAGCCGTCATACCCCTGATGCGGCCCAGGTCATTTATTTTTGAATGGCCAAAGCAGCACACCTGAACCCCGAATAACAGAAACCGGTTGTATTTATCAAATTTGAATTCCAACCCAAAACGATTATTAAGCTCTGTCAAAACATTCCGGTGAACGCTCCCTAGGTCAGCACCCGCTAGAATATATTGTGGGGTCGAAACCCCTTCGCGGTATGCGATCTGTTTGACCCGGCGCAATTCATAAAGAAATAAATCGTTGTCTAATACGGTCTTTCCACTTCTCTTGGCTCCGTGATTGATGAGCATAAAATAATCCCCAAATAAAACGCGGTTTAATACCTCTTGTTGCTTTTTATGATAAAGCTGGTCAATGCTCATGTTTTAAGGCTCCCTCTAAGGCGGAAAGATACTGGTCGATCTTTTGCTCCGTATTTGTGCCCGTTGCGTTATTATCAAATAGCCCTAAGTGCTTCCCTAAAAGTTCCAAGGCTTTAACTTTATCGGCTAATCTTATTTCCGTTCCGTTTTGTGTTTCTTTAATTGAAATGACCGCGGCTTTTTGCGATTCTGTAAGTTCGTCGGTGGAAACGAGGACAACCCCGCCACCCGGCGTTATTTTTGCATAATCTGTTCCTTTTGAGAACCCAATAGACGCTAACTCTTGAATTACTCGGTCCTGGGTGATTTCGGTACGTTGTTCACGCGCTTGTTTCCGTTGCTGAATCGCTTTCTGAATTGCAGGTTTTCTAAGGTTTTCAGTGCCAATAGAAAAAGCGGTTTTTTTGCTGTATCCCGATCTAATCGCTGCTTGTGTAGCATTCAGATCTATCAAATATTCATATACAAATCGTTGCTGTTTCGCGGTTAATTTCGCCATACCACCACCACAATTTACTCTAATTTTTTAAGATGTTCTGTAAGCTTCATTAGTTCACTTTTTCTTCTCGTTCTTCCGAACGGCTTTTTTAAAATATTGGCTATGCGGTTCTGTAAGGCCCGCTTTAACTCATTTGGATATTGACACCTGGGCAAGGCGCAAACATGTACTCCCGCCGTCTTGTAGCCGTCGAAAACACACTTCCCATCTCGTGGGCAGTACATAAAATCACTTCCTGTTTTTGGGTATAAGAAAAGCACCTAAGCTTAAAGCAAAGGTGCTGTTGATATTGTTACCTGCGTCTGTGTGTTCCTGATAAATTGGAACCACATCAGCGGGCTTTTTTGATTCTCCGCTATCGTGGGAGTTACCGTCCGGCTGTCGGAGGGGAGCGACCCCGCGTCTCTCGTTTGTTGTGGTAAACGAATACCCCTCCAGTTCTCATGGAGTAGAGGCCTGCTAACAGGAAACCGGTTGCACTAAACGCCGCAATACTTCTTTCGCGATTCCCTTGTACTCTGTTAGCTTTGGCATTTGGTTCCTGGCGCAAGAGTTGAACTTGCTCCTCAAGGCTCATGAGGCCTGCGGCTTAACCGTTTGCCCTGCCAGATGTAAAACGCGGATATTATCGCCGTCCGCGCTCCGGCCGTTAGGAGGTCGTATTACATTCTACCCATTGTAATCATAACAAATTTGTTCGGGACATGTGGGACATTTTTTTAGTGGTGCCGGATATATCTATAACATTGTTTTTTTACGCTTTCAGAAGTTACACCTTTTAATTCATCTGCTACTTCTTCCCATTTTAAGCCTTCCACAAAACGCAAAGTTAAAATTTGCCTGATTTGACTATCGTCTATTCCTTGTATGTATCTTTCTAATCGATTACGCTCATACCAACATTTCTGTATATTTAAAGAAATTAATTCTTTTAAATCGGCAATTTCAGCGGCATACATTCCTACTTTATCATTTACACAAGTCCCTGAAGGCATTCCGGTGAGTTGAGGGGTGATATTAAAGGCGTCTGCTTCCAATTCTGCCAAGCGTTGTTTTTGTTTTTCAATTTCAAGATTTAAAAAGTAAAGCTGTGAGAGTTCTTTTATTGTCAATCTTTCAACCTCCTGACAACCTTTTTATCGCACTTATCCGGCGGGCACCCTCTAGGCTTACCTGTATCATAGCAATACAAACAATAGCGCTGCTGTCCAGAGCCTTCAAAAGTTAGAGGCCTGTTATAAATACAGCCTTTACAACTTTTTCTATTTCCGCTTTGTGCCCAGCCCAATGTTTTGAGCCTCCTTGCAGTAGAAATCATCTGGCTTATCAGTAATCCAGAAAACAGCATCGCCTGTCACGTCGCTAGTAAAACGAGAAAACGGACACTCCTGTTTGTTTCTATGTACACAATCCTTACAGGTAGTATGAGGCCTCGGCGGGTCTTTGCTTGCCACCAGAACGGAACAAAGCAAGAAGCCTAACGGTGCGCCTAAAAAATAACCTAAAAGTAATAATTGCCAGCCTGCCATATTAATTCTCCTTCCTCTCACCGTAGCTGCAAAAGTCATCTGGGTGGCTCAGTTCCAAACGATAACAATCGCCAAAGTCCCAATATTTACAGTCCTTACACCTAACTACGGGGACAGCATCGTCTGTATTTCGATGAAGTTTCTCCACCGCCTGATCTCTTTCATGCTTCAGATGGTCAAGTTCGGCTTTCGCTTCGTCTCGTTCAGACTTTATCTTTTTAAGATCGGCTAGTAATTTGGCGCACTGGCTTTTGTCAAAATCGTTTATACGGTCATAATCAGCTTTTACCCGTTCGATCTCTTGGCTCTTTTCCGTAAGCTGGACTGTAAGGGTTTCAATAGCATCGGCGGCATCGTCAAAAAGGCTAATCCCATTATATGAACTTCCTCTATATCTCAGTCTCTGAACTAATTCCTCATACATAGCTAATCCTCCTCAGGCGGTTCTGGTAGCGGCTGCCAGTGGGTGATATTATTAGCGTCTTTGCTCCAAAACCAATCCGTGTATTGTATTTTATTAAGTTTAAGATCAAAACTCATTATGTATCTTTGACGGCACAAAGTTTTAACGCTGTTTTTCCCTTTTGAAACAACCAAGCATTTAATCATTAATCTATCACTATCTTTTGACAAACCATCTTCCGGCAGCCTGTCATCAACACTGATCCAGCCGTTGTTTTTCATATCTCAGTCCTCCGTCATCTTAGCGCCACAGTTGGGGCAGTATTTCCACCTTGCGAAAGCCGCTTCTATACCACCACATTCCGAACATTTCACACGGGGGTCAAGCCCGTCATCACTATCCGTAAAAATCGGAAACTCCCAATGACCGCGCT